CCAAGCACTCAAAGTCCCCTCTGCCACAAAAAAGCCTACGCTCCTGCGCCCCATCGCAACTCCCCAAAAGAGATTTTTCCCTTTCAGAGTAATATAAGGTATAAAACTAATCGGAATTTCTTTCATATCAAACAAATCGCTATTGACTTTATACCTATAATCTGCTATACTTCATAATCGAAGGGGGAATTGTCCTATGGAAACTACGAAGTTAAGAAAAGCGGTTGCTTACATAAGAGTGAGTACCGATGCCCAGGCAGGCGAAGATCGCTATGGTGCCGATGCACAAAGGCAGGCGATAGAAGATTATGCACTTAAGAATGGCTACACCATCGAGAAGTGGTACGAAGAAGTTGGCTCCGGTGCCAAAGAGCGCCCTGTGTTTGAGCAGTTGGTCTATGAGGACACGCAAAACCCACCGTACGAAGCGGTCATCGTGTTCAAGAATGACCGAGTGGCGAGAGATACGAAGTTGTACTTCTATTACTTATATACATTAGAGAAGAAGAACATCAAGTTGCTATCGGTAGCAGAGGAGTTTGTGGAAGGCAACGAGCTGACGAATGTAATGAGGGCGTTGTTGCAGTTCGTGGCAGAGCAGGAGCGAAAGAATATCACTATCAGAACTAAGGCAGGTCGCAAGGTCAAAGCCGATGACGGTGGTTACTCCGGCGGCACAGTACCCTATGGGTACTTCGTGAGCGATGGTTGCTTATACATCGATGATGCCAAGAAGAAAGCAGTAGTTTCACTCTTCAGAATGAGAGATGAAGGGTTAGGGTACTTGGCGATAGCGAACGCACTAACGAAGTCGGGGTACCCAACGCCGTCAACATCGGTCAAGTGGTCTGCACAGACAGTAAAGCACATAATAGAGAGGAGAAGGTTTTATGAAGGAGAATATCAGTATGGCAACGGAGAATGGGTTAGAGGGCAACACAAAGCGATCATCTGATTCAGAATCAGAAGCTAATACCAACGCTTCAGAAACACCTGCAAAGAAGCCGAACTATTATAGCCAGTTTGTTAAGCACCCTGAAAAGATGTGTAAACCGAAACTTGAAAAGAGGACAAAGGAAGAGAATGCGAGGTTTTCCAAACTATTTAGGTCCATAATGCGACTATGCCATTCTAACCAGGAATTGGTATCAGAACAGTTAGGAATTACTCGTGTAGCATTGAATCATAGTATAAGGAATGAGTCCATGAGCGTTCGGCGCTTCCTTGATATACTGGATATGGTCGGTTGCGAGTTTGTCATTAAGAAAAAGGAAGATGATGACATAGGCAAACTATTGAATCAGTACGGCGAGGAGCTTTGTAGTAAGTGTAAGTTCAAAACATACTATGAGAATATGATGAACGCTCAGGCACAGTTTGAAGCGAAAATGCTTGAAGATGCAAGAGCCGAAGCAAGGGAGCATGTTAAGAACTTGCTGATGAAGTAATACGATGTGCTACATTGTAGCACATAACAATATAATAAGACACGATAACTAAACATAAGAGATAAGTAGGCAAAGAGTGAGCCGAGGGAAACCTTGACTTGCTCTTTTTTTGTTTCAGAAGGAGATATATGACTACACCAACCAAGACCACAACGCAACCCAAGAAGAACAGGGGCAATAGTAACGGCGTACCGGACACCGAGCGCCGAGTGTTAATAGCCATAAAGCGACACATAGACAAAAACCCTGCGGATATTTCTGCTATCAGAGATTTGCACCGCTTCCTATGGACCCTAAGGGGCGATGGGAGGGAGTTTAACAGTAAACCCTACTGGCACGATGCAGACTACCTGAAGGTAGCGTGTACAAGGGCGCTAAGACAACCAGGACTAACGAATGACGACGCCAACGAGTTAGGGTTTATCCTTAAGAACGCCTATTTGTTTGATGCAAGGGATAGGTTTGAGGACTTTATGTACTATGCAGAATGGGAACGCAGACCCAACGAAAGGTTTTATGCACCGAGAGCGAAGGTACTGAAGAATGTAGCAGACGCGATACAACAACTATTAGATGATGAACTTGATGAACTGTTCCTATCTCAGCCTGCAAGAACGGGTAAGACTACTATCATAATGTTCGCAACGATATTCATTATGTTAAGGGATAGCGAGAAGGCTAACCTGTACTCTGCCTACTCAGATACCATAACCAAAGCGTTCTACTCAGGTATCTTGGAACTGCTGCAAGACCCTACAACCTATGCCATTAGAGAAGTGTTTCCTGAGTTCGAGATAGTATCAACGGATAGCAAAGAGGAAACGATAGATATAAACCGAAAGAAGCGCTATAAATCGCTGACGGCGAGATCCTTGTATGGAACCTTGAATGGAGCCTGCGACTGCAACGGCTTTATGATAGCAGATGACTTAATAGGCGGTATCGAAGAAGCGTTGTCGAAAGAGCGAATGATGGGTTGTTGGTCTAAGGTTGAGAATAACCTTATGGCACGATGTAAACAACAATGCAAAAGACTATGGATAGCAACGAGATGGAGCCAAATCGACCCCATAGGACTCCGTACCAACCTTCTTATATCAGATAAGCGAATGGAAAGTGTCCGCTATAAGATAGTAAACCTTCCTGCACTTAACGATGACGGAGAGAGTAACTTCGACTATGACTACGGCTTGGGTTTCAGCACCGAGTTTTACATTCAGAGAAGGGCATCGTTTGAGAAGAATGACGATATGGCGAGTTGGTACGCCCAGTATTGTGGCGACCCTGTTGAACGAGCCGGCACCTTGTTTGAGCCGTCAGATATGCTCTACTACAACGGAGAGATGCCTGACGATGACGAAGTGATGAGGAAGTTTATGGCGGTTGACCCTGCGTTCGGCGGTGGCGACTTCTGCGCAGGAATCATTATCTATCAGACAAGTTCCGGAGAGCTATATGCCCCTGGCGTATCGTTTAGCAACGCTTCCAAGAACTACACGCAACCTTTACTTGCTCAGAAAATCATTAACTTTGGTGTTGGAGCCGTTCAGTTTGAATGTACACGAATGACCGTAGCTTATAAGGAAGCCGTAGAGGAACTGCTCAACGCTAACAATTATCGTTGTAATGTGAACTATAAGACGGCAGGAAACAGGGTAGCAAAGGAAGTAAGGATATTCAACGCTGCACCTGATATAAGGAAGATTCACTTTTTAGAGCCGTCAAAGAGGGATAAGGAATACGATCAGTTTATGGCTAACCTCTTCAGTTTCAAAATCGAAGGTGGCAATAAGCACGATGACGCCCCTGATGTCTGCGCCCAAGTTGTAACGATGTTACAAGGCACTTTGCATAACTGTTTTGTTATGAAACGCAGATTTTAGCATATACAACTACATATAGTTGTATATGTATCAATGCACCACAACATTTGATAGTAATAATTGGCAAATCGTATGATTATGCCGAGGAAGTAGGTCCTCGCATTATTTGGGTGGAAAAATGGATAATCTTTCAATAGAAAACTTAACCGAAATGACTAAAAACGGAACTGAGAATATTCCGTTTATTGGGCGTAGGCGTATTCTCTGCCACAATGTAGCGATTACTCCTGAGAATGTAATATCTGCTGCCACAAAGGCGGTTATATCACACTTCGAGAATGTGGTAGCCGAGAACTACCTCTACTACTACGCAAGGGGTATTCAACCTATCTTGTGTAAGCAGAAGGAAGTCAGAGAAGAAATCAACCATCGCCTTACTCAGAATTTGGCGTCAGAAATTGTATCGTTCAAAAACGGATATTTCTTGACAAAGCCGTCATTCTACATCAGCCGTAGGAAAGACGAATCGAAGTCTGAAGTAGTCAACAAGTTGAATGATTACCTTTATCTTTCAGGTAAGCACGATGCCGACAATGAGTTGGTTGACTGGTTTCACACCGTTGGCTTAGGCACATTGTTCGTTGAGAGTTCTGATGACGAAGAAGCACCGGTAAAGTGCTACGCCATTGATCCGACAACGGCGTTCGTAGTTTATGGACGCAACCCTTCTTCAGAGCCGGTGTTCGCAGGGCATGTAGTTTACGAAGCGTACTCCGAAGGCAATGTGCAGATGATGAAGGTTTACTATGACATCTACACCAAAGATAGAATCTATCGCTTAGAAGGTTGTGCGAAAGCAGAAACGATGACAAGAGAAGTTATCGGCAATATCCCCTGGAGCATTGCTTCCGAGGAAATCAACCATTTAGGCGAAATACCTATCATTGAGTATCAGTATGACTATCATCGTATGGGTGCTTTTGAGAAGGTAATACCTCTGATGAACGAGCTTAACTATCAGCAGAGTATGAGATTAGACTCAACGGAGCAGTTCGTTAATTCCTTACTTGTTTTCTATAACTGTAAGTTAGGAAAGGACGAGAAAGGCAACGATATAACTCCGTCATATATCCGTCAGAATGGTGCTTTGTTCCTTAAGAGCGAAGGACAGGATAAAGCAGATGTAATGGAAATTGCATCAGTATTAGACCAAACGCAGAGCCAGGTGTTCGTAGACAACTTGACCGAGCAGATTTTCGATATTGCAGGCGTTCCGATGTCGCAGAAAATCAACGGTGGCACAGGCGACAATGTAGGTGCCGTATATCTCCGTTCCGGTTGGGCAACGGCAGACACCTTCGCAAGGAATACGGAAGATTTGTTCCGTAAGAGCAATAAGCAATTTGACAAGATTTTCCTCAAGATTTTGAAGGAAAAGAAACTTATAGATGACATTCTTGTATCAGACCTTGACCTTCAGTTCACAAGAAACGAAATGGAGAACATGGTAGCCAAGACACAGGCAGCACTTAACCTTAAGACATTAGGTTTAAGTCCTGAACTTGTCCTTGCAAGGTCAGGCATATCGAATGACCCTGCAGGCGATATAGAGAAGTCAAAGGAATACATCGAGAGAGCATACGCCCCTCAGAAAGAAGCGACAAATGAAACTGAGCCAGGAAGCGATAACGATAATCGAAACGGCTTTGATGAACGGCTATGATGTGGAACTAAGACCGACAAGGAACGGTGGTTACACCATAGCGTCCGTCAGCAAGAAACTTCAGTATAAGAAACTTAACGGCATAGATGATGAAGTTACAAGAGCAGGCAAACGAACAACTAACACAATATGATGAACTAAACAACATAAGTGGTCCTCCTACTACTTTGGTTAATAAGAGCAAGTATGACGAAATCGAAGCTCTGATAGTTGGAATGTACGCAAACGGCTATCAGAGCGATGAAGTCATACAACTCATCGAAAGTGAACTGTATATCGGTTACGAGGACGGAAGAAAACTTGTGTCAGACCAACTTGATTACTATGCGGGCGAGAATGAGTTTGATACGGCAAGAACTGAAGAACTAATTAACGAGTTTATAGCCGGTGAAACCATGCAAGAGCGAGTGGTACGCTATTTAGATAATGGCGACATCGATAAAGTAATTACTGTGGCGCAGACCGAGTTTCATCGGCTATTTACTACCGGTGCTAACGATAGAGCAAGAGAAATCGCAGACACCGGAAGAGTTGTTCTTAAGAAGTGGAATACTATGTTAGATGACAAAGTGCGAGATACGCACCAAGTCCTTGAAGGCGAAGCAATAGCGCTTGACGAGTATTTCACAACCTATGACGGCGATATGGCACTATATCCTGGCGACTTTGAAAGCGCCGAGAACAATGTGAATTGCCGTTGCACATTAACTTATGTATATGAGTAAAAACATATAGAACAGGGAAGTTCTAAAAACGCAAAAGCAGACAAGCTACCAAACGGAAAAGGAGATAAGAGATGGCAGACATCAACAACGAAGCGATAAGCCAGGAAACAAAGCCTGAGCAGACAAACGAAGAGCTTCTTAAGGCTCTTGAAGAAAAGGACAAGGAAATTGCGAAGTTAAGGGGCAGAGTTAGCGAAGTCAACTCCGAAGCGGCGAATCGAAAGAGAGCAACGGAAGAGGAACGCAACGCTAAATTAGGTCTTGAAAACCGAGTAAAAGAACTTGAGCAGGAACTTGAAAGCAGAAGAAAAGCCGAGCAGAAACTTACCCTTAAGAGTAAAGCACTTGCAAGTGGGTTTGATGAAGCGATGGCTGACGCAACTGCGGAAGCAATTCAAAGTGGCGACTTCGATACGATGTTCGCTAATATCGGAGCTTTATCCGAAAGCATTAAGCAAAACGCCGTTGTGGGCGCTATGAACGCTCAGAAAGGACTATCCGAAGGAAGTTCTATCGCCGAGAAGTCAAGCGGACCTGACGGTATGGCACAAAGAATGATGAAAGCCGCAGGCTTGATTTAATTCTTATCACATTAGAAAGGTAAAACACTATGGGCAACAACATTTCATTAGCAACAAGATTTGCACCCATCTTAGATGGACTTTACAAGAAACACTCATTAACCGCTATCCTTGACACACCTGCAGATAGAGTATTATTTGAAGGCGCAGACAAGGCAAAAGTATTCGTAATGGAACTTGACGGCGATGGCGACTATTCAAGAGCAAACGGCTACGCAGAAGGCGCAGAAGTTGGCACCTGGGAAACATTGGATATGAAGTACGATAGAGGTCGCTCATTCAATGTAGACGCTATGGACGATGAAGAAACACTTGGTATGGCAGCAGGCGCTTTAGTAGGCGAATACTCAAGAGTACATGCTATTCCTGAAACCGATGCTATCAGATTCGCAGAATACGCAAAGGGCGCAGGCAATGTAGTTAAGGCATCTATCGGCGATAACACCAATGTAGTATCACTCATTGATGACGCAGAAGCAGTTCAGGGCGATGCAGAAGTACCTGAAGGCAATATCCTTTTCGTATCAGAGAAGGCTTATAAGGGATTAAAGAAAGGCATTACAAGAATGTTAGTAAACGATGCTACAGGCGTTCAGAGAAATATCGAAGTATATGACAATATGCCTGTTGTCAGAGTTCCTCAGAGCCGATTCTACTCAAGCGTAACATTACTTGACGGCACATCAGAAGGTCAGAAGAATGGTGGAGTAACACCTAAGAAGGCAGACTCTCAGAAGTTCAATGGTAATGGATCAACAAAGACTTTCACAGTTACCGCTAAGCCTGCATCTATCGACCTTGTAACCGTTGGTGGCACAGCAACCGAAGTTACATACGATGCTGCAACAGGTGTTGTAACATTCGCTACTGCTCCTGCTTCAGGAACTGACAATGTAGTAGTTTACTACAACGGCGCTTATAAGATTAACTTTATGATCGTCAACCCTACTGCTCTTGTACAGGTTATCAAGCATAACCCTACAAAGGTATTCACACCTACAGAGAATCAGAGCGCTGACGCTTGGAAGTTCCAGTTCCGTAGATACCATACAACCGAAGTTCTTGCAAACAAGAAGTCAGGTATCTATGTATCACTTGATTCAACAGTAGTTAAATAGCTTAACCGCACTTTTAATTCCTCTTCTCTTAGAATGGAGCCTGCCGAACGCAACTTCGGCAGGCAAAGTTCTTAAATAAAGGATCAACCTATGACTAACGAACAAAAAATAGCAGAAGTAAAGGCACTCATTAACGATAGTTCCGTATCAGACGAAACTATCGGTGTTTACTTGGGGTTAGCAGAGAGTAAGATATATCTTAAGATGATGCCGTTTGCCGAAGCAGATAACTACCCTTCATCAGTACCAACGGCTTATGAGCATATTCAGACCGAGTTAGCGTCAAGATACATCTTAAGACGAGGTGCAGAAGGTCAGTTAGTTAGCAACGAAAACGGAGTGCAAAGAACATACGGCTCCGTTGATGATAGCGATCTCCTTAGTAGAATTGTATCAGAAGTGGGGGTATGATATGCGAGGTGTTGAAAGGAACAAGAAACCTTTGTACTATGCACTCTATGTAGGCGAAACGCCGATACTTGATTCCGATGGCAACGAAACCGGAGATTACGCAGTAACCTACGGAACACCTGTACCATTAAGAGCGAGTATATCGGCTTCTCGTGGCTCAGCCGACATCGAGCAGTTCGGTGTTAATCTGAATTACAGTAAGACTATCAAGGTATTCGATATGTCGTGTCCGATAGCGGAAACAACTGTGCTTTGGATAGACCAAACCGATGTTAGCAAAGCGCCTGATTATAGGGTAGTAGGCGTAGCAAAAGGACTAACTTCAATAACCTATGCTATCAGAAAGGTAAAGTCAGATGAGTAATAGGTACGGAACAATAAGCGCAGAGTTCAGAGTAGAGAATACTAAGGAGATAGACGATATTCTGAAGCAACTCAACGACAAAGCCACATCGCTAAAGAAAGATACGGATAGGTACATTAAGCGCATGGTGAAACTTGGGGTTGAGTATGCGAAGAATAGAGCGCCTATCGACACCGGAGATTTGCGTGAAGGAATTATCGGCACTATTGAAGGCGAAGAAGGTGTCATAACTTCTACTTCAGAACATTCTGCGTTTGTTGAGTTCGGTACTGGCGTTGTGGGGCAAGGCACATATCCAGGCGACACGCAAGGCTATGCCTACAATGTACCTTCGATGTACAAGGACGAAACAGATGGGTGGTGGTGGAAAGGACGAAATGGCTCCGTATATACACATGGTTACAAAGCCAACCCATTTATGCACGATACGGCACAATACCTTAAGAGTATAGCCGTTCAGACGGCAAAGGAGATACTAAGTGATAACAGTAAACGAGATATACAACCGAATAAAGAATGAAGTTGACGCAGAGTTCTCTTCTCTTAACATCAACTTCTCATCAGTTTATACGCCGACTCCGAGCCGTTTTCCTACCTTATTTATAAGTGAACTTGACACGAGGGGTTTAGGCTCATCGGCAACCTTGCAGGGTGGCGATGAAGCGGTAGAGATAACCTTTGAACTACAATGCTATTCAGACCTTACCGCCGGTGCAACTGAGCAGGCAAGGACTATCATCGACTTTGCAATATCAAGATTTAGAAATTTAGGTTTTTCATTGTCTACTAATAGACCTGTGGAAAACCTCGCTAACACTTCCATTAAGCGAAGGGTAGCAAGAGTATCAAGAGTATTCGGCAATGAAGATACATTGCCAACCACATAGAAGGGAGTCAAATATGGCTTTATCAACAAAAGGCGTAACTCTGAAGTATGGAACTTCAGGTGCAACAACCGCTATTACTATCAAGTCTTTCCCCGAGATGTTTGGTCGAATGATGACCGCAGAAACAACTACATTGTCAGACGCAGCGCAGAC